TTTTTTAGTTAGATTACAAACATACTCTCCAGTTTTTTCTATAATTGGAGGAAATGACTTCCATTCAGAAAAATAACAGTCATATTTATCTTTTGGCAATTCGTTTACTATAAATTTCATTTAATCCGCTTCCTCTAAAACTACATGAGTGAGTTTTTTATCTTTCCTACTTTTAATATTATTATATAATAATTTTAAAGAAAAGTAAAATTATTCTCTAATTGTACTGAAATCAATATTACTCATTATAAATTCTCTTCTCGGCTCAACGTCCTCACCCATCAGCTCATAAAGTAGATTCGCCGCAGCCTCATTCCACTCCATTACATCCATTCTTTGATACTCTGAAGTAAACATAGAGGCTCGCGCCGTTTCTGCGGGAAGTTCACCTAAGCCTTTCGCGCGGGTCACATCACCTTTTACTTTACTTCTGACTTTATTGAATTCTTCATCCGTAAAATAATAGCTTTCCTTTCCTTTCTCCTCTACAATATAAAGAGGAGATCTAAGCCAGCATAATCGCCCTTCCTTTATAAATTCAGGTGCAAGATATTGTAACGCAGCCATAATTAAAAGACCGATGTGACAACCCAACCAATTCCAATATTTCTATTGGGGTAGACTATATGTTACTCACTATGTGAGAATACTCTTTCCACCCACGTACCAATAGCAGGTGTACTCCCCTTCCGAGGGATAGTCGTTACAGGCTTCATTTATTAACCCAAGTCTTTTGTTTTTTCTTGTATATTGGGAGGTTTTTATAGGTGCGACCCCACAATATTTGCTGTAATGTTTGGTAATTACATCTATCTTTATAGTCTTGATAAATACTACGCGCATCTTCATTTACATATCGTTCGCGCATTTGCATTACTTCTTCATTTGTAAATTTTGCAGTTTCAGAATTTTCACCATCGGTTGCATGATATATATAGAAATTTTTATTTTCCTCAGTATAAACTTCCGGTTTTATATCTTTCCAAGTGGTTCCATCCCAAATACTAGCAAATGTATCAAATGAGATTTTAGTTTTAAATTTTTGATATACTTCACGGCGGCGCATATGAGCATCATAGCATTCTCTTATATATGCTACATCTTCATTAGTGAGTTTTGTTCGTCCGTTATTCTCACCACGGCTGTCACCACCGCCAGAATTACAATTATACCCAAATCCTTTATAAGTGTTGAAGTAATTAATCCAATAGATTTCTCGCTCATCAAGTTCGTCTAATTTACATTCTTCAATTACTTCATAAGTAAAAGCATCTTTACCGTATTTTTGAATTGCAATGTCAATTGGTATATCTGTTTTATATTGATGTTCTTTAATTCTTCTTTCTATATCGTTACTTTGTCCGATATAGGATTTTCCATTTTCTTTCTTTGTTATTTTATAAATGCCTATCATTGTAGCACCTCTCACAATTTCAAGGCTTGGGTTAATTCTGATTCCCACGGGATCTGCGTGCCCACAAGGGGTTTAGCTTCTCTTACCACCATAATCTTTCGATTTAGTTGCCCGTTAGCCTTCTAATATAAAGAGACCAATATGTAAACCATCTCTATATTTTTGAAGACCCCGCTGGTTAGCGGTAAAGTATTTACAGACAGTTTTATTTATCTGAATCTGCGTCTGTACAAATAGCGATCTTTCCGTATCTTAACTTCGAAGCGTTATACTTCCCAGGCACTATATTCATTGCGCTCAACAGAAGTTTAATCTCTTCATTCTCAAAAATTTTTTCTTCTGGATTAGATAGACAGTTTATAATTTTTCCTCTGATAGCTAAAAGTCCATACTTGGTATAATCTCGCGCCTGAGCCATACCACCCATAGCACTATCGCCCTCTACGATTAGAAGAGTAGAATTTTCTCCGAGAAATTCTGCGTCTTTTAGTTTATCAGATGCAAAGACTTTCTTCTTCTGATTCTTCTCGACTTCTTTAGCTGCATTTAATACTTGCTGACGCGCCTTTTCCGCCGCAGCCTCAGCCTTAGCGATCTTTTTTAGCATTTCAACAATAGTATCAAATTCATCCCTATACTTTAGCTTCATCTGCTTCAAAGCTTCACTAAATGCATTTGAAGCTAACGTCCTCAGATTCGCGTTATTAATCTTTGACTTAGTCTGGTTAGCGAAAGAAGGTTGCGCAACAGAGCAATTAATAACATAGAATAGGCCACTACGTATACTATCACCATCAAATTTCTGTCCCGACAACGAATTAAAAGTTCGCGTAATGGCTGCTCTTGCGCCGGTGACGGGAGATCCACCCTCAGGACAGCGAAGACCGTTAGTAAATACGTATTCACTTTCCTTGCAGTCACCCCACTGGAAAGCAATTTCAACTTTATCCGTCTCATCCTCGGCCGTGCCAGTCATGATGTGGGAATGGAGGGGATTTTTTACATTCTCTTTTACAAAATCAGCAATACCATTCTTTGCACAATAAGTGCTTTTCTTACCAGTGTTTAAATTATAGATATTAAAAGTAATGCCAGTATATAGGTAACTAATATTTTTAATATCGTTACAAATTCTTTCGTAGGAATATTGAATTTTTTCATCTTTAAAGACTTCGGGGTCGGGAGTAAAATGAATGAGCGTACCATTCTTATGATCAGTATTAAATTCTTTATAACTAGTAAGCTCACCCTTTGCAAAAGTAGCGCGGGCGCACCTGCCATCACGGCAACTCTCGACCATAAAATCAAGAGAACTTAAACACACACATTTAGCCCCAATACCGTTGAGGCCCGACACATTTTTATATGCTCCTTCTTTGAACTTTCCACCAGTATGCGACTTTGAATAGATAGAGACTAAGACGTTTTCTCCGTCTTCTCGAATTCCAAATGGGACGCCGCGCCCGTAGTCTTGGACCTCAACGCTATTCTTCTCTTCATCTACGCAAATGTCGATTTGAGTGCCATAACCAACCAATGCCTCATCTGTCGCATTATTTATGATTTCCTTTAATGCTTGATAAGCACCTTCGTTATCCGCACTTCCAAGATACATTTGGATACGAGTTCTAACTCCCTCCTTGAAAGAAAGAGACTTAATATCATCTATGCCATAACTCATTCATTCTCATCCTCTTCCAACTCTTCATTTATATCCACATAATTAGCTTTATACTTTTTCGCACACTCTTCACAAAAAGGAAGAATATAACCAGTCGAAATTTTCGTGGCGGGCGCGCCACAATTAATACAGGTTCGCGCAGAAATCCGTTCGTATTTTGCTATAACACTATACAAGTCCTTACTGATTTCTTTAGGAACACCATCATCATACCAGCGCAGACTTCCATATTTTTCTTTTATCTGTAAAATACGATATTCATTTTCGTAATTAACCTTTTTAAGTAAATCGTTAATCTCTTTACAGATTTCTTCTCCAAAGGCTATGCGCCATCCCTCGGGGAGATCATCCAATTCCGTATAAGAATAATCATAGTCTTCCACAACTTTATCCGTCCAACGATTTCTTGGCAGCAACCAGGGGTATTGCGCGCAAAGTTGGCGGTTATATTCTTTTAGTTCACTGTTCATTTTTTACCTCGTAATTGGGTGGTACAAAATTTTTCGCCGGCCGCCATCTCCATCCATCGTTTTCCCAAATTAGAAAATAGGTCGTTTGAAACACATTATCAAGATAAACATCCAAAACTTGGTAGATTTCTTTTGTGTCTTTTCTTTTTACTTTGAACATGTATGCGCGCGAACTCCTTTTTCGGCAATATGTTTAAATAATCCCATTCCCTCTACATAGATATCATAGTATACTTGAGTATTATCAACAAAAATACCATATTTATCTACAATTGAAATAATTCCAATAAAGCTTACAAGTTTTTCTTGCGTTTTGTTTTTAGGGTCGGGTATATACATATCAAACTCAACTTCATCACCGAAAGTAAATTTTGGGCAACCAATCATGAGTTTATCTCCCTTCATTTTTTTCTATATAAAGTATACCACTTTTTAATGGAAAAAGCAAATTTTTATACATCGTCGTATTTAAAATTTTGGAATCATTATTACTGTTACTTACTTATATTCAGAAGAAGATTATTTTAAGGAGTTTTAAAATGGCCTCTAATATTGAAAATAATAACAAAATTTATTTAACAAGAGGGGATACGTTTGAGGCTACTATTTCTATATATCGACAAGATGGTGCCCCATATACCCCTCAAGATGGAGATAGCATAACTTTTGCTTTAAAAGAGGCTAAAATGGCGCCTGGAAATCAGGAATTTATGAACAAGGAGCCTCTTATTCTTAAAACAATCCCGGTTGATACAATGTTATTGTCGATTGATCCAGCAGATACTGCCAATTTAAAATTTGGAAATTATAAATACGACATACAAATTATGCTAACCTCTGGAAAAGTTTATACTTTTATCGATGATGCAGATTTTATAATAACACCAGAGGTACACTAATATGAAAAGGAGAGAGCATAATTTGAATGGACAGATTTCAGATAAAAATGCTCTTACTGGTGTATTTTCTGACCTTAACTTTTTAGCTGGAGCAATATCTGATCCTAGTTCTTTACAAGGGACTATACAAGATCCATCTAGTATAAGTAGTATTTATTATGATACTACTGAACATTGGAACGCTGTGCCAGAATTTATTCCTAAGAAAGGTTCTATTGTTATTTATTCTGACTATGTTGGATTAGATGGAGAAGAAATTCCGAATATTAAAATTGGTGATGGAACGACTTATCTTGTTGATCTGCCCTATATATCAAACGATTTACGAGAAGCAATATTGAACCATGTAAATGATGCGACCATACACATAACGGCCGCAGAGCGTGATTCTTGGAATAACAAGGTTACTTGCTATACCCAATTAATGCAACAAAACGAATATTCTTTAATATTTTCAAAAAGATAGGAGATAAGACTAATGGCTGAAATCTCAAAAATAACTCTCCCGAGTGGTACTACTTATGATTTAAAAGACGCTTGGGCTCGTCAAGCTATAGAAGATTTAAGCGGATATACTTATTATGGTGGCGTTACGACTACGCCGCTTACTGATGGTGCCACAACCAATCCAATTACCATTGGTGGTGAAAGTAAAACTGCCTCTACTGGTATGATTGTTACTTATCAAGCAAAAGAATTTATCTTCAATGGCGAAGCTTGGCAAGAATTTGGTGATTTAGGCGCTTTAGGAGATATGGCGTATGTCGATACCGCGTCTGCAAGTTATAAGCCTGCTGGGTCAGTTTCACTTACAAACACTAATAAATCCGCAGTAGTAAAAACCGCAACTGGTGATGCTACCTATACTCCTGCTGGCACACTGAGCGGCGCCGCCTTCACCGGACAATCAATGACTTCAACCGGAAATTTTACTCCTGAAGGAAGTATTAGTTTTACTAATGCAAATCAAACAACAACAGTTTCCGCCGCTTCTTCGGGCACAGCAACCTACACTCCAAAAGGAACAGTCGAGGCGCCAACAATTTCTGTAAAAACCGCAGGGTCAACAGCTACCGTTAAAAACCCAACAAGTGTAACTGTAGCGAAGACAGTAGTCGCAACCGCACCAGGGGCCGCCGCGCCAAGTAATGCAATTACCTATTATTCTGTGGCCAACGAAACCTTAAGCTTATACCAACTTGGGTATACGACTGGCGCGAGTATTACAACTTCGAATGTAACGGTAAAGACCGGTGACGCAGAATATCAGTCTTCTGCTCCCGCCTTCACTGGTACCGGCGCGAGGTTGGTAACTGGAAATATCTCTGTGCCTAGTAGCGCAACCTTCACTGGCACCTCTGGTTCAGTCAGCGTTAGCGGCACCACCAAGGGTAGTGTTAGCCAGCCCACCTTTACTGGTACAGGAGTTAGACTTGTTACTGATAATATTCCCGTACCTACTAGTGCTACGTTTACCGGTACACAAGCCACAATTACAGTCAATCCTGATACTTAATAAAAGGAGTTTCTATTAATGGCAGACTTATCAAAAATTATACTTCCGAATAACGCTGAGTATAATATAAAGGATGAAGTCGCACGTGAATATATAGATGGACAATCAGTAATAATAGGTACTCAAACCGCGGCGACCCGTTTTATGACGGGCGTCGCAGGATTCTCCGAACTTAAGAATGGTACGTCAATTATTTACTGGAAACCGTATGGATATAAAGCAGAGGCTGCGGGAACTAGAACTAGTGGTGTATTATATCGTTATAGTATCACAGTGACCTATCCAAGCGGAACATCTATTGCATCAATACCTGGCGATGGTAGTAGTTCTTATAATGTATGGTTAAATCTTACGCTTGCGGATGGATCTGAAACAGGGTGGATTCCGGTCTATTATGCTAGTAATACTAGAATGACGACTCATTATAATGCCGGAATACCACTAAGGCTAACTTATCTTGAAGAAGCACCTATAGGTAGTGTGAGGTATACTGGCTGGTGGGCAACTCCGCAATATTACGATAATACCTACAATCGAATCCGTCTTCAAAATGTTATAAAGGCAAAAAGTGCAATTGCCGCTTCTACCTTTATAGTTGGAGATGAAAGCGGATATTTTAAGTTAGCCGGTGGAGTCCCGTTTGAATTACGTAGAGGTCTTCTTTGGGCAAGTAGTGCTATTTCTGCAACTAAAACAGGTGACAACAATTTTATTTGTTTAAATGGATGTACACTTCGTAATAATACAAGTTCTTCTTTTGCTCTTACGCAGTATAAGTCTTGTTATCTTGTTGGAACTTTATCTGGTGATATTTTTACACCTAGCGCCACAAATTTTATTACAGATACGGAGCCAACTTCTGAAGATGGTCTAGTATATATGTATATGGGACCTTTATATTCTACGTATCAAATATATTTTTCACCTTTTCATCCGCTATATAAATATTCAAATGGTGAATTTAAGTCTTTAGAAGAAATTGGTTCTGATGCTCTTGAGATTGCTGAAACAAATATGCAATCCATCCGTAATGTTGGCACACAAATTGACCAGTCCGCGCAAGATGTATTAGATACTGTTAGCGGAATATACGCAACAAGCGATGCACTAACTCAAGCACAAACTAACTTGCTTGCAACAATTAATGAAAATTCCGCAAATGTTGATGGTGCTATTTCACAAATTTACGCGGCGATCCAAGCCGGTGATAATGCAAATGCGGAATTAATTAATACTTTAACAGAATATATAGTCGCTGCGGGTGGGGAGATAACATTCACTACCGATGGTGGCCCAATAACACTTACTTTACAAAATGACGGATTACTGATAAAGAATGGTGATACTGCGGTGTGTAGTTTTTCAGCTTCTGGTGTACTATTACCAGCTACAACCGTGATTCCTCTTAATGGAACTCTTCAAATGGGGAACTTCCAGTGGACGCCACGAAGCAGTGGAAACTTATCATTGTTATATATTGGAGGGTAAAGGAGATATAAATGGCATCAAGTACTTTTAATCCAAAGGCCGCAGATACTACAACTCCGGCCAATGGTGGATATGCGTATAATATGAGTGGCGGGGCTTGGAGAGCTCCTTATGGTGGAACTATTCAGACTGGTCGAACCGGAGACGGAACGGTTTATAGGGCGTGGATCGCTTTTAATATTTCGTCTCTTGGAAGCAACACTGTTCTTGGTTCATCGACCCTAACATTTAATAGGTCGGACACGTATTCTAATACGGTATATTGGGACGTTGGTTTAAGGAGTTCTGCACCTCCGCAAAACTTTAGCACGTCTGATTTTACAAAACAAATTGCAGATGACTTTGCGGTAGGTAAGGGGAATAGTTCGATTACGATCAGCGCCGCAGACCTTACACCATTTAAGACAGGGACTGTGTACGTATGTTTTCGTGGTAGAAACGATTCATCATATAACTATGGCGAAATTGCAACCTCCTCTAATCTTCCATCGCTTGTTGTAAATTATACATATGCGAAATCGACGCTAAGCGTAAGTAATGGAACATTTCAAGTCGCGCAGACCCTTACTGTTACAAGGCAGAATTCTTCATATACTCACACTATAACAGCGTCCTGCGCTGGTGTATCAGAAACAATTGTTACAAAAGGTACTTCAACTTCTATTAGTTGGACGCCGTCGCTTAGTAGGTATGGGTCGGCAATTCCAAATGCTACATCTGCGTCGTGTACTCTTACAATTACCACATATGACGGTAATACAAGTCTAGGGTCAAATTCATATACTATAACCTTGTCAATGCGAGCTGCGGATATTACGCCGACGGTCTCGTTGAGTGTTGTGGATGGAAATGGGTATGAATCGACCTACGGCGGTTATATCGTTGGTAAATCGACGTATAAGGTGACAGCCACCCCATCTCTGAAGTATGGCGCGACGCTAGCAAGTACAAAAATAACCGCTAATGGATCAACTTATACGACTTCTCCGGCCACGACAAGTGTTATAACTTCGACGTCACAAACCGGCATTAGTGCGACGATTACCGATTCCAGAGGTAAAACCGCATCGGCATCAGCAACGAAAACTGTTCTTGCATATAATTCGCCGGCTATAAACACGTTTACAGTTCATAGATCGGATCAAGATGGATCCGATAATAGCCAAGGCGCTTACTGCAGGGTTGACTACGATGTAAGCATTACTAGTCTAAATAATCATAATACGAGGACTCTTAAGCTGTACTATAAGAAGTCTTCTGTATCATCATATTCAGATCCGGTTACTATTACTACGGCTAGCGGTAATTATATTTTTGCAGCAGACACCGATAGCAGTTATGACATAAAGTTAGCACTTAGCGACAACTTCAGCACTACAACCCGTACTCTGGCATTGTCGACCGCGGCCACCGTAATGGATATTTACCATGACGGCACAGGCGTGGCATTTGGTAAAGTGGCTGAGAATGGAAATTTGCTCGACATAGCTTGGCCTATTAAGGTTCAAGACGTCGGGGTTCCGTCGTTGGAGCAAGCGGTCTTTGGGGTTCCTGCCGGAATGGCAAACGCGACAGTGTCAGATCTAAATGATGCCCCGTATGGGGTTTCGAGATGGGACACAGCATCGGCAAACAAGCCGCCGAACGGTAACTACGGCGTATTGATGACATATGGAACAAACGCCGGCGCAAACAACTCATGGACTATTCAGATCGCCACATCTACAGATTCTCCTCCGTTCGTCTACGGGAGAGAGCGCACTATCTTTGACGGTGTGGCAACATGGACAGGATGGACAAACATCGGGCTGAGAAATCCGCTACCCGTCAATCAGGGTGGTACGGGGTCGAACACTGCTCCGCTAATCGTGCGGTCGTTTAGCACGAGTTACACGCAAATAGCCGCAGGAAGTTCAGCCGCATTTGATGAGTCGTTTATAACAGTTCCAACGGGTTATAGCAAGGTCGGCGTCGTGGGTGTAACCACAAACGCATCGGGGGTTTATCCGCGTTCGTTCTTGCTGAGAAACAACCAGTATTCGTTTGAATTGCAAAACACCAACAACTATGCCGCATCGGTACAGATGACAGTCTACATTCTGTTCGGCAAGTCCGGGTTTGTGGGTTAACTCTAAAAAGGAGTAATTCAAAATGACCATATCAGAAGCAAAAGAAAAAGCTCTTAATACGGCCAAATAGTTAAAATAAAATGAAAACTAAATTAATTGGGGTGGATGCAATGAGACGAGGCACAACGCCGACTCATGTATTTAGTGTTGATGCAGATCTTACATCTGCTGATGCAATCTATATAACATATCGGCAAAATCAAAAAAATATCCTCGAAAAAACAATCGAAGATATTACAGTTACAGAAAAGAAAATAGAGACACAACTTACCCAGCAGGAAACTTTAATGTTTCAAAAAGGTGAGGTAGAAATTCAGATTCGCGTTAAGATGCCTGATGGATCTGCCTATGCATCCCAAATCATGAAAGTGCCTGTTGAGGTAATCTTAAAAGAAGGAGTAATCTGATGGCTACTTTCGAGGCGCGCCTTGTAGAAGAAAATTCTACTTTTACTATAAAATTAAACGAGCCGGCGCGATTCCTCGCGTTCGAGGCCGCATTTGTAAAAGAAACTCCTCAATTTTCCGCCAAGTTTATGAAGACTCAGCCTCTAAAAGCTAAATTTGGCGAAATTCAAACTGTTACTGATGGGGATTGGTATGAAGGTAAATATACCATCATACCTTCCCTTGAAAATCAAGTCTTGGAAACTCAAGGTAAAACAATGAAAAATGATGTAACAATCAAAAGTATTCCCTATTACGAGACTTCCAATTTTTCCGGAATTACAGTCTATATAGGTAGCGAGGTATAAAATGGCTATTAATAAAGTTATTTATGGCGGAAACACACTTATTGACATCACAGATACTACTGCGACCGCTGCAACAGTTCTAGAGGGTTCTTCCTTCTATGGGCGCGACGGTGTAAAAACTGCAGGTACCTGTACTTTTGATGCAGATACTAGTGATGCAACTGCTCTTGCCGCGGAGGTCTTAAGTGGATCTACTGCATATGTCAATGGTACAAAAGTTGTTGGCACAATGCCAAATCGTGGCGCAATAGCTGCTACAATTTCTACTTTAAGTCCATATACAGTACAAAATGGATACCATGATGGTAGCGGTACTGTAGCAGTCGATTCTACGAATATTAGTGCTGGCAATATTAAAAGCGGAATTGAAATTTTAGGTGTAACTGGTAGTTATACTGGTGAGTCTATTACAACTCAAAGTAAATCTGTTACCCCAAGCGCATCTCAACAGATTATAACCGCAGATGCTGAATATGATTACTTGGCGCAAGTTACAGTCGCGGCGGTCCCTTATGTCGAATCTCCCAATACTTACGGAACTACAGTAACTATTCTTTAATGGAGGTTTAAAACGTGGCTGTCAATAAAGTTATTTATGATGGTAATACTCTTATAGATATTACTGATACTACAGCTACGGCCTCAACTGTAATAGAAGGACAAGTCTTTTATACGGCAAGTGGAGAGAGGGCCATTGGGGTCGCGACTGGTGAGTTGGTGATGGTCGGAAATTTAGATGAACTAAAAGATAACTATGACGAAAATGGATTTTATCTATCTTATGAAAGTGCTACTACAGGAAAACAATATTTTACAAATACAGTAACAGTAAGTAAGGGCGTTATAGTAGAAAGCGCATCTATAGAAAAAGCTGCTGTTTGGTATTTAGAACAAGTTGATGGATATACTGATAGGTTTTATATTTATACCAAAGTTGGAGGAGTTAATCAGTATATATATAACTATACAACTGGTGGTGCGAACTTTATTAATTTAAGTGATACTACCAAACAATCTTTTATTGTGTCAAATCCAAAAGATTATAAATTTTATATAAAAATGTCTAACGCTAATAAATGGCTTCAGCACTCCAAAAGTGGCGGCGGTATTCGTCTTTACACAGATAATGCTAACCCCGAAAACTGTCAGATATCTTTTACTTATAAGAAGAATTCAATAGTTCCATATGGCACTTTAGAAATAACAGAAAATGGGACTTATGATATTTCCACTTATAAAACAGTTATAGTAAATATACAATAAATTTTATACCCGATTGGGTATAAATCTTTTAAAACTTTATAATTTATACCCGATTGGGTATAAAAATCCCACAGCCAATGCTGTGGGTTTTCTTTTAGAACATTTTATTCTTATTCTTTTTACTCATCCAAATTAATTTCTTCCTTGCTCTAGTCGCCGCTACATAGCACAAATTTCGTTCTTCTTTCGAAGAAAATCTTACTCCAAAAACTACTACATTATCAAAAGCTAAACCTTTGCTAGAATGTATAGTTAACACTTTAACCTTATTATTATTTAAACGACTTAAAAGATCCGCCCTTTTTAAGTCTCCTTGTCTGAATGTTTCACATGGAATACTCCAATTTCTTAGATACCTAATTGTTTCATCAACTTCTCGATTTAATCGAACTAAAATCGCCCAATTACCATAATCTTTATTTTCTAAAATTTGGTTTTTAATATATTCAAAAG